TATTAACTCCATTTTGATTGTATCGCCACAACCATTACGGACGGTGCCTTCTGAACTGGTAGCTACAATCAAGTAGTCCTCGTTCTTCGACGCACCCTGTTCGAGTGCACTAATGGGATCTTCTCGGATGTCGCAACTCAACCATTCGTCAACGGTAGCCACACGGTCTCTTCGCCCCTGCAGCTTGTCAATAGTCATGGGGCGTACTTCCAACAGACTGTTCGTCAAGAAATTCTCGATGCCCTTCTTGGTCGATGCCAGTTTCACACGGTCAGATTTTGCGCCGGTCGTGTTTTGCAGGCTTCCCTCCGTCATAAACTTCAAAAGAGGTCCCTTCGACCGAGCCAATGCTGTACGGATCGGTGAAAGAACCTCTTCTGCTTGCTTCATGGTTGGTGCTGTGGTGCATTGCTGGGTGGTCGATACATCCACAGTCAGAAAGTAGCTCTGAATGAATGCGTCGTACATGGTTTTGGCGGCACCGCGAGGAATGATAAGATACTGCTTCGTGATAAGCCGTTTCTTGATACGTTTTCGCTCATAGTGACCGCCATGTCCTCCGGGATTGGGCACATAGATACTGCGGTCCACAAAGTAGTACCAGCCAAATATCTCTTCTGCCCAAAGCTTGAAGGAATCCAGCAGTTTCAGGTCTCCGCCGTCAGTAAGGGTCAGTTCGTTCTCGCAGAACTTGACAAAACCTTCAACTGCTTTATCGTCATAGTAGATGCCTGGGTTTGCAATCAGGTCATCAATCCAGTTCATCTCCATGGAGACTTCTCGGCATACCGGAATTTCACCCCGAATCACGGCCTCTCGAAACCGGCCATAATAAATCGGCGTGGCCGTGTTTGACAGTGCCATCTTCTGGTCTCCTATTATAATAAGGTAAGCGCTTTACTCTTCCGGGTGGTCATGCTCCACATTCAGCCGCCACTCCATTTCGGATGCGGTATTCTGCAGAGCCTCTTTGGTCACGCTGCTTTGCGGCACATCGAAGCCCAGCAGCCGCACCTTGACTGCCACATAAGCTTTCACGGCTTCCACCTTCACCGGGTCAGCAATGAATTGGTTCCAAGTAGCGCTTTTATCGGAAATGAAAAAACCCTCTTTCGGGCCCACGCCCATCTGGGAAAGAATCATCAGCACAGTGTTGATGTACATGATGATGTCCAGGTCGAACGCCTCATAGTCCGCAGGCAGACCCAGCAGCTTTTTTACGGAAGTGAGAATGCTGTCCATGGTTGCTCCTTAGTCCGGGACGCACTTGTTGTCCCACTTCTTGTAAACGTCTACATAGGTCTCGCCCTTGTCGCCGTTGTGGGTGATCTCGTAGTACATCCCATCGGATACGGTGGTGCTCACAAGCGCCTTCCAGTTCTGCAGGGTTTTGCTGAACCATACGATGAACACGTCCTCCATCGTCAGCTTCTTGCCGTCAGTCACGTCCACGTGGGCGTTAAAGTAGTCCACCACCAGCTGCTTTGCGCGGTTCATCATAGCTTCGTTATTCATTTTGCTTTCCTCCTTATTTGTACTGATATTTGATCCACGGATCATCTGGGAGTACCGATGCTTCATCCAGCTTAAATCCAGATTTCTCAGCGATTTTTATAGATCCAGCATTGTCTTTTCTGGCCCACCAGACAATTTGGTCGTATTCGTCTTTGTGTGCGTCCAGCCATTTCATGCCTTTTCTGGCTACTCTTGAGCAATAACCCTTGTTCCGATATTCACTTCCAGCTCTTGTTCCAATAGAAATTGCTACTCCCTTTTCATCACCAATGATATCAAAAAAGGAAATAGGCACATCACCTGATTTTTCAATAAAACGTTTTACGTATGCGCCCCCATCCTCGGCACTTTGCTGATAAACATCGCCATCAAGATTAAGGAGTTCTTTGTCTTTTCGGGACATTGTTTTTACGATGTCGTTTACAGCGTCCATGTTTCGGTTTACATCTATGGCACGCTTACGTGCTTTTCCCATGCTCGTAAGTGTTCCATCCGGGTTCTGATAGCGCCGCACACCCCACTTCTGGCCCTTGATACCGTGGTGATAAATATAGTCACTCATATTTTCATTTCCTCCAAGGGCAGGTATCACCCGGTCTTCGTTCTGTGAATACTGGCTCCAGAATGCTGTCATCCCCATAATGGATTGCCTTATGTGTTTGGTCGGATACGCAAATCACATTATCAGGGTCGAGTAAGCACTCTCGGTGCTCCAGTACGTCTTCTTTTGTAATAGGGTTTATATGGTGAATGATGATACGTGGTCGGATAAGTTTTCCGTCTCGGACAACCCAGTCCGTAATCTCATGGTCAGGAACGCCAAGATCGCACCCCATGTCTCGAACAATAATTTTGTCACGAAACATCCGCCACTCTCTGGACTGGTAAAAGTCTTGATTCAGGTATCGGTCAAAGCCGAATGTGTCATGCCCAACAGCACCATGTAGTTGCAAATAATGAAACCGGTCCTCAAAGGTCGCACACTGGCAGAGCTCATTATATGTTCTCTGATTCATCGTTGTCTTCCACTCCGCCGTATTCCCGCATTGCCTTGATTGCCTCCTTGTAAAGAAGGGCGTTATCTTTGGTTGCTTGAATAGCATCTGCTTTTGCATGAAGGAGTGTATTCTCTGCTTCCAGCTTTTTCTTCTCCAGTTCTGATTTGACCGTAGCCAGTTTCAGAAAATGAGTCGTTTCGGCTGAAGATGCCGTTCCTTCACGCAATCGCTTCTCCACCAGATCCATTGCCAGGGAAATCATCTGGTTTTCTCGTACTTCTGGGGACAATGTTGGCCGCATGGGAGCCACGTCTTCAGAAGCAGCTTTCTTTGTCCTCATTTTTGTCATCCTTCTATTCTGTTTTGATTTGGTTTGTACTAGAATCTTGCCTGTTCCCCACACTTTTCAATGGCTTTTGTAAGAGTTTATGGGAGCCGGTCGTGGTGTCTTTCTAATCATTTGAAAGGAGAAGAAAAATGAACAAACGACAAATGGAGGTTGTTTGAAGAGAGCACCCTCCCATAAGCTCTTACAAAAACCACCAAGGCACAGTCTACACCCTGAAACCTCGGCAGTAGTTAAAACCCAATTCTCAATTTTCCCTCCGGGGAAAAATCAAAGACCGGCGCGATTTGGGGAGGGGGTGTATTTTTCAAGCACCCCCCTATACCCCTTTTACGCTGTTTGCTCTCCAGGAGCATCATCTTTGATATCGAGTTTGAGCTTTTTGTAGATATTGAGCGGATCATTGGCCACGATTTGGTCGATAGCCTGCTCAATTTCATACGCATTTTCTGCGTCCGTGAGCTGGTCAGATGTGTAAGCCATCCGCATCAGCAGCCCAGACGAGTTATAACCCTTGTCGGTGTCGAACCGATACCAGTCCTCAAACTGTTCATAAGGACTGTACGGGTTGTCAACAGTGGTTAAAAAGCATCGAATCATAGTTCAAAGCCTTTCTTACTTGTTAAGATTGTCATAAATCGTTGATTCAGGAACGCCACAAGCCTTTGCAATCTCTGCATAGCTATAGCCGTTTGCTAGCATCGCTTGTGCTTTGCCTAACTTAGCAGAAGACAACGTTGTACTTGCTTTTGGCATTGCTCGTTTGATGATTTCATCTGACTTTGACGAGTTCAGAATCTTCATCAGCTTGGAATCAGAGATTGCACCAGCTTGAACTGCTTCCCATTCACGATCTGTGAACGTAATCTTTGTCTTGCTGCCGCTTGCACCAACAGAATCGCGTGCGCGCTGCATCTCAACAGCTGCGATCTTCTTGATTTCTTTCTTGTCCTTCTTATAGTCCAAACCTTGAGCCTGTACTTTAGCCTTAATATTCTCGTTTGCAATAATGGTAGCACGCCGTTCTTTCGGCTTATTACCAATAACCGCATTGAGCTTAGCGTTAATAGACTCAACCTCGGCTCTATATTTTTCGGCAGCATCAGGGCTTTTCTGGATGCCCTTCATATTTACCGCCTCTTTCCGCGCCTGATTAGCCAAAGCCTTCAGTTCATTTGAAAAATCGGCATAGTAATTTTCTTGAATGGTGCCGGAAGATAGGTCTCGTGCGTTAGGGTGCATGGAAATAAGACTTACTTCCGTCATAGCTTGTACTCTCTTGCCCGTTTTGGGGTCAATAAAAGTACGCCCAGACTCCTTATATATTTTTTCGCCCGTCTCTTTATCGATTCGAGCACTTCCTTTGCGCTCAGGCACTCGAACGGTCTGTTTTCTTCTGGATAAGAGCGTGGATGCACCGCCATATTTTTCAGTGCCGTCCTCTTGCACTCTGATTTGCCATTTTTGCTTCAGCTCCTGGATACCATTTTCACGTTCAGAACGTTTATAGTCCAGCTTATGCTTTTCCGCATCAATAACGACCATGGAATGCTTGACGGCACGAGCAATATCGCCTTCAGGTGCGCCGCGAAGAGTCATGTCAGTAATAAGATTGGAAATAATCCCCATCTCTTTCTGCTTTTCCTCTTTCTTCATGAGGCGCACGCCATTGGGATTTCCTTCAGGCACAGCATATGCAATCTTGGGGTCGAAGTCTTTCAAATCCTTCAGAGCGGGGGTGGATTTAATATCGACTTTGCTCGACTTTGGAATCGCTACAACCGTATCACCATCAAAATCAGCACCAGACAAACGTTCTGCAACCTTTGCGTTGATGCCAATTGCATCCTGCACATTGCCGAGATTTCTACGCCCGGACAAATTCTTGTTATTGACCGTTACAATAGGAATCTCAAAGGTTCCTGCATGAGGAAAACGAACCAATGCAAGCTGAGTGCCATCAGGATATGTAGGACAATAGCATTCTCTCTCTCCGATTTTGGACAGTGGTAAAATAACCTTTGTCGCCTGACCCGGGAAAGAAGATGCTTTCAGGGTCATCGAGTTGCCCTCGCAAGTATCTGCGAAGTCAAGCAGCAGCTTTTTCCGAATCGTCGGATTGTCATACTGCATAATTTCGTCATATTCTGCCTTGCGGTCAGCAATAGTAAGATCCAATTGCTGTTTCAGAAGTTTGACCGGCTGTTTGGACAGAAACTGCGAAGAAAGGTTCTTTGCCATGGTGTCCCAATCGCCTTCTTCTTTCAGCTTATTGATGGGCGACAGATGTTCTTTTCCGTCCTCACCAATATAGGTGCTCTGACCATTTGCCTTGATAGATGCGCCGAAAGGATTATCGGGGTCATCTTTGATAGGCTTTAAGACCTTCATTTTCGGAGTGCCGGATTTCTTGTTGGTGTTAAACACCACATCATAGCCTTCAGGAATATCGTCAGAATATACAGCCATGCCTTTCAGGTAATGACTGTCATCCACCATGATACGAACCTGCGCATAATGCGATTTTCCGAGGTTCAGGTCAGCAACACCTCTCCGAATCTCGATAACGCCATCCTTGTCCAGACCGCCTTCATCACCATAGCGAATGCAAACACGGTCAGAGCTCATACTGCTGGGGCGCTGAAGCTTCTTGAACGTTTCACCACCATCTTCAGAATGATACTCGCCAAGAGACTGGATTTCATTCTGATGCTGATATGCATATTTCTGGTCATATTCCGGCTTTGCCAGAACAGTGATGTTGGTCTGCTGGTTAATATTTGTTGGCTGACGAATGCCAACGCCATAACGCTGATATCCGTGCTCTGCCTCTAAAACAAATATAGCATCGTCCAAATCACCTTCTGAAACGCCCAGAACCAGATTTGTACCTTCAGAAACATCGATCATGCCCTTCTTATCGACTTCCTTACGCAGGGTCTCGGCAATTTCTTTGGTTCTTGTATATTTATCAGGTTTGTCGTTCTTCAGCATCGAACGAACCGTGGATTCAGATAAGCCCATCTCCCGACCGATTTCTGTGGGGCCGAGCCCATCCTGAGATAAGGCACGCGCACGGTCATATTTGAGCTGCTGGCGTTCGTGAATGGCTCTGCGTTGTGCCATACGGAACTCGGTGGCACCCATCTTATATTCTTCGGGAAGAGAATCATTGATGGTCTGGAGAATATCCTTCTCCTTCATGCCGCTCTTCTTCAGCTCCTCAACACGTGACAGAAAATCGCCTGAACGCTGATACGGATTCTCACCGGAACCCCACGGATATCTGCCTGAGTGGCGCTTGGTGCCATAATGCTCCAGGATACTGTCTTCCGGTGCGATACCGAAATATCCTCGAATATCTCTTTCTACCGGATTCATGCTGTCGCTCCTAACTTCAGTTCAGTAATGATTTTGTTGAACTCGATAATTTTGCTAATGATAGGATCGATGTCCTCATAAGTCGGATTTACAATCCAAATATCATCGTTCTGGTAGATACGGTTTTCGATTTGAATATCGCGAGGCTTAACACCATACTCTAAGCAGAAAAGTGCATCATAAATGAAGAGCTGTTCCATGTGTGCCGGTACCAGACCAGTCTTCAAATCGTGGATGCGCAGGAAGTTGTTTGCAAAATGAATTGTATCGGCTGTGCCATAGCAGTTCTCTGAATAATAAAGAACCACTTCCGGGGTCATGCAAAAGCCAATTGCATCGTTGACATAAGAGTTGAGCGTCTTCTTACTCCGAGGAAGCTTCTGTCCTAACGCAATGCTTTCTGCCGCATATGCATGAAGCCGTGTTCCTCTCTCCTTCGCCTGATAGTTTACAAAGGACTCTGCAATCCGGGCCGCATCATAATTGATCCAATGATACTTACTCGCCCCCAGAAAAGCGTGCTGGCCTTGCAGTCGTGAATGATCGTTCCAGTTCATCCAGTATCTCCTCCTTGTTCTCAGGATAAATAAAAGAGGCATAGCTCATCTCGTTCATCTTGGCTACATAGTAGTCTTGATTTGGACGATGCGATGCCTTCCCTGTCTTCTTTCCTTCGAGTGCTGCCCACCTGTCTCGATATAAAACCAAGAGATCCGGAATCCCTTGAATTTCATTCGGGTCAAGATGAATGACCATGCAGCCGGGAAAGCGTTTCTTCAGGTCTTTCACCAATCCTGTTTTGAATTTGTTCTCTAGCATACAAACCTCCAAAAATAAAAGAGGAACAGCATGTTTTACGCACACTATTCCTCCCATAAAAGAGCAAGAAATTTACGCGGGGATATTTGGTAATATTTGTCAATCTTTTAGAAGGGTAAAAATATAAGGACTGCCACAATCGTGACAATCCTCAAACTTTCACCTTACAGATACCAAGTAAAGGGAGCTTCCTCATACATTTCAGGAGGACCTGCCCGCTTCTCTGCATTCGGATACATATATTCGCCATAATCGTTCTTCAGACCGGTCTCATCATCCCAATAGGGCATAGGCCAATCAATGTCGGAAATATCATAGACCTTACCGCAGATAGGACAACGCCACTTTTCCTGATTTCGTACCTTTCTCATCCTGACGCCATTGCATTCGCACCAGGGCTCTTTCACATGAAGTTCTGTATCGCCATTATAATAGCAGCGCACTAAATTATTTGCGCTGTCCAACGTAGTCCACTCGTGATAGCCAAACTCATTCTCATACTGGGCCATAAACGGAATTTCACGCTTTTTCATAACTTTGCACCTCGTAACTCAATTATATAGTTTTTGTTATTCTTTTACAAGGTGAAAGTGGTGGCCCTCTTGGCCAATTCGAGCAGAAAACTCGCTGTGGCCAAAAACCCATTTTTATTTCCAACTACTATATATAAAATTTTTAATTTTTTTATTAAATTAAGAAAAAAAGTGGGTTTTTGGCCAAACGCCATATTTTTAACGTATTTACGTCAAAAGTCGTGGCCATTTTTGCAAAAATTTTTGGCCACAAAGTGGGTTTTTGGCCATAAAATCGCCATTTTTTCACGCATTGACAACTATTGACATAAATTCCAAGAGAAAAAATGGCCAAAAATTCACACCGTGACAATCTTTGACAACTATTGACATCAAAAAGAAAAGGCCCTGAAATTGCTCCAGAGCCTCCCTTTTTCAGCGGATGATGCCTAAATTTTCAAACATTGCCATGATAGAAACGTATGTCATGAGTGCGGCAAAGATGAGCAGCATAATGAACAGGTAGCGCCTTCTCTCAGCTTCCTCTTCTTGCCGTTTCTTTTCTTTCAGTGCCATGCGCATCATGATAATTTCCTTCAAGTCCTTAGAAAATCCCATCCAGAGCACACCCTTTCTGTCCTAAGAATATCAGTCCTTAATCATGATGTCAAGGTTGATGATGCTTACCATCCGCTTGCAATGCTCATCCTTGTACCGGAAGACCACCGCCGCCATCGTTTCCTCATACGAAATCTCAGCGACAGGCTTCTGAATGGTCGGATTGGTGCCACGAATGCGCACCCAAACCTTACCATCGTCGATACTCTTTTGGTCAATGCCACAAATATCATGCATCGCTTATTGCACCTCCTCCCGCATCAAATATCGCGCAGAGATATACAAGAACTGCTTCAACGGCATCGCCTGCCGAGGAGTATCGCCCAGTACCTCGTAATAAAGCGGCCCATGCGTCTGCTTCCGAATCACTGCATACTCTACCGCCCGACGAAGAAGTCTGTCCATCGCAATGGCGCTCGTGTGATACGTCACGCACAGCTTTCGATTAATGTCCACAATAGTTGGCGATTCGTTGTTCTGCAGAGCGTTTTTGAGAATATCGATAGCATCGATGAGAGCATCAAAACCGCTCATCCAAACAGGTACACCCATGCTATCTACAAATTCATATGTAGTCATTTAGCTTTCACCATCTTCTTTCGGTATTTTTCGCCAAGAGCTACTATGTGAATATAAGTCATGGGCGTAAAATGCATGCCCATCTCCTTATTGATTTCACAAATAGCGCTCCTGATAGAGCTTTCGACCTTCTGTGGCGGAATTTCATGCTTCCGAGCAATCATAACGTAAATATCCGTCAGGCTTGCAGGCGTGAGTAAGCCAGACACCATCTG